GACAGGTCAAGGCCGCCAAACTGCACACCACCCGGGCCACCCGTTGCGGTGCCAAACTGCCCGCCCGTGGGAGCGCCTTGCACACCGCCAACGCCAGCCAAGTTGAGTTGCCCGAGGTTGTACGCGCTTGGGCCGCCCGTTGCCATGCCGTATTGACCAGCAAAAGGGCCATACGCCACGCCGGTCGGGCTAACATTTGCGCCCGCTTGGCCGTAAGCGCCAAGGTTGACTTGCCCCGGCATACCCGCACCGGCTTGCACCCCGCCTGTACCTGCTTGACCCATGCCAGCAAGGTTTGGTGCGCCGCTAATTGCGCCCGTAGCGCCGATGCCGCCTTGCGCCTGACCTTGGTTTAACCCCGAGGTGTCAGCCATCCCAAACGCGCTGACGTTGGATCCTGCTTGACCCTGCGGGGTAAATTGTCCCGGCACTTGGTCAGCGGTAAATCCAGTTTGCAGGTTAGTGGGCGTCGGTGCGCCTGCAACGACACCGCCTGCGCCTGCGGCTACGCCACCCGCTTGACCAAATTTAGTCAGGTCAGGGGTTTGGGCAACTTGCCCGTAATTAGCCAACGCCGTCTGAAGTTGCGGCAGTTGGGCTTGGAAATCTTGGTCAAGGAACTTGTTAAGGTCGCCAATCTCGCGCAACCCCAGCAGCGACATTGCCTGCTCGGCTTGCTGTTGGGAGGCAAAAATGTCCTTGGCTTTGCCGGTCAGTTCTTGGCGAATCGTCGGCTGTTCAACGTAAGAGGTGAACTGCTCTTGCGTTGGAACAGCGGCAAATTCGTTACCACCAGCGACTTGCGCTTGGTAGTCGGCCATCGCCTTGTCAAAGCCCGCTTGGTTGAACTGCGGGGTTTTGTTCCAAGTTACGGTTTGCGATGCTGTCGGCGTGTATATGTTCGGATTGGACATATACGCCGATTGCTGGGCAGCCTCTTTGTTGGCTTGCCCTTGCAGCATGGCGATCTGATTGTAATCAGGTGTTGGCGGCGGCTTCGGCGAACTCTTGCCCATACCTAGACTCCAAGAAACGACACCGTTCTGGTGTTTGCGTCATAAAAACAATGTCTCCGTCGGGTGCGCCATTCTTAATACGCGCTTCCTCGGAAAACCCCATTTTCGTGACCAGTTTCAGCGCCCGGGTATGGTTGCTGGAAATCGGCCCTATTATCTTATCAACATTGCAGACGTTGTAGGCATAATCGTACACGGCGGTCAAATACGCCTTGTTGATGCGCTTCCACGCGATGTGGCAGACGACCGAGCGCCCGTTCCACATCTCGTACACCGTCCCGGCGATCAACTCGCCGTCTTTCTCAAGTCCAATGGCTTCCGACCGTTCGGCGTGATAGCCCCCGTTGGTTTGGGCCGTGACCCAATGCCCCACATGGGGGCCGCTGACTATATTCCAGCCCATCCGATCTGATACACAACGTCAGTTGATGCCCATTGAACCTGCAAATTCTTGCTGCTGCTGTTAAACGAAATGGCTCCCGAGTAGCCGATGCCGGTCACACCGGATTGGTTGTTCGTGATGACCACATCGCTGCCCCATAGCGCAACGTCCCATAAACCGACGTTCCATAGTCCCGCCACGGTGGGCGAGAACGACACCGCACCCGTTTGGTCGGCGGTTTGGAAGTCGGTATTGATACCGATGACCACGCTCGGCTGACCGTTGCTAAAAATGCTCGGTCGTGCGCGGGTGAAATACTTAATGACGCCGCGAGTCTCAAAGTAGTTAAACGCTTGCAGCGCTTTCGTGCGGATCGGCTCGCCGTCGTCGGCATAACCGCCATCACCTGCCGTCCAAGCCTTTGCAACGTAGGTATTGCCGCCAAAATACGGCTCGTTTTCCACCAATGCCCAGCACGCAGCGTTCCAACCCGTGAAATTGCACCACGCTTTAGTGATGTTGTTCATCACAAACTGCTGCTGGCCAGTAGATACCGGCACGTTGACAATCAAAGCGTTGTTCAACGGGTTGTAGAGCAGTCCCCAGCCAAACGTATCCTTGTAAGTGCGTGCAGCCGCCGCAAATGCGCCTTGTATCTTGTCCGATAGGGCGATGTTGGGGTCTAAACGCGACGATTGCAGCGCCGAGGCGAACGGAATTAGCCCGTCTAACGTCAAAATGAGCAAGTCACCGCCATATTTCGCCATGCAACGACGGGAAATTGGCGCACCGATGATCCAAACACCGATGAGCGACCATGTAGAGGCGCTGGTAGGGTCGGTTCCGCGATATACGGCCACTTCGCCTTGGTCAGAGATAAACACAAGGTTGTCGTCAACGCCGTAACCTGCGTCAATCGTCCAAGTCGCCATTGCCTGCAACTTGCCACCCAAGTGCATGACGCTAGATAGGTCTAGCACGTTGGCCGCACCGCCCACCGACGACACCGGCAAGTACCATGCTTTTAAGGTGTCCTTTTCAATGAACCACATTCGGTTTTTAAAAAGGGTGGGTTGGATCAGGTTGGTTGTGGTGACGCCTGTAATGGCAGGCGTAGACACACCGTCAATTGGGGTCCAGTTTGTGCCGTCGTACAGCAGCGGCGCATCCACGCCGTTAGCGGCATATAGGAACTGACCGCCGCCTGTGGTGACGTTGGTGTACTCCCATTGCGAATTAGCAAGGCTGGCAACTAGCGCCGATCCTGCCGTGCCTGCTGATGTAACGTCATAAATCCCACCGTCGCTGATGGCAAACAATTGCACATCTGACCCCGCGTTGTAGGTCATCAGCGTTTGCACCTCGGCAGGCAGCCCAACAGCGTGTTTAACGTATCCACCGCGCAAATTCACGTTAGACACGCTCGGGAACATATTTTCCAAATACACGGCGTCCGTCGGAGCCATGTTTGCCAGCGCGTCACGGGCGTTCCAGCCGCCGACAGGGGCAGGCAACGACGCCACGTTAGCCGTGGTGCGCTGGACTAACCGTCTACGAACAGGAGACGCCATTAGGTGCTGCTCGTGCCGTAGCCGCTGTCAGGGATGTTGTCGTAACCGATCAACACCGTACCCGGTCGCGGGGCAAACGACAGGTTGGCCGCCGCCGTGTCCTGCGCGATGGCTGTCTCTAGTTCCGCAAGGTAATCGCGGTACAGCGCCGTCGTGTCAAAGCCCTTGGCTTCAAAATATTTCAGTTTTGTACCCAAAACCATGACGCGATCTGGGTATACGCAAGTGTCCGTGTCGGCGGTAAAACTGTTTTTCGGCACAGCAAGGGCGCTTTCTGCCCATGCGGCGCTGCGGTACTCAAAGCCAAGCAACTCGCCACCGTTCATACCCGGCCAAATCTGGAAATACTTGCCGAGCAAACGCCAACGGATACGCGGGCCGGTGCTGATGTAGCCCGATAGCAGCCATTCCCATTGTTGCGGCGACTCGGGGCCGAGCATTTCCCAACGTTTGCTCTTATCCCAATGCGTGCGGTTGACCGTGCTGACGTAATCGGCAGGCAGGTCGTACTTCACTTTCTGGAAAATGACCTGACCGCTCACAACCGAGGCAGTCGGGGCGTAGTTCAACGTAACCGACGTAGAGCCTGTCACAGCCGTGATGTAGGTAGCGTTGGGGATGCCCACGCCCTGCACTTGGTATTGCGTAGACAGCCCTGCGGTCGTCGGGATGCCCGTAATCGTGGCGACTCCCTCGGCCCACGTTCCGGTCGTTGTGATGGCTTCCGTGTAGAACGTATGTTGGCGGGTTAGTTCGCGCCAATCAGCACGACGGAGCAACTCGTAACCGCAAGCGTTCATCAGAGCGAGAATCTGAATAACGTCCTGACTAGCGTTTCCCGCCACCGTTTGCGGCGTAGGGATGCCCAGTTCGTTTGTCACTTGCTGGACGAGTTGAACCATCGTGCTGCCCATGCTATGCCTCCGCTACGGTTTCCTTGGGCGGTCGTCCACGGCGCTTGGCCGGTTCGCCACCCAATAACTGCGCCATCTGTGCCTGCAATTCGGCCAACTGACGCTTGGTATCTTCCAATTCGGCGCTTGCTTCAACGCGGTTTTTGCGGTTCAAGTACAGCCTTGCCCGCTCACGCAGCCCAACGCCGCCCATGCCAATGCGCTGTAGTTGCGCGTCTGACGCTAAAGCCAACTGCTCTACCGTCACAAATTTGAGAATCACCAACTCTTGTATCTGATCGCGGGTGATTTCCTCGGGAGCGTCCTTTTGCCACTCTGACAGCGGGGTGCCGATTTCTGCGGCCACGCCATCGCTCTGTTGCGTCTGAAAGTACAGCCATTGACGCGGGAACCGTGACTTGTGTTCGTCGCGGAAAGGCTGGTCAATGATGTTGGTTTTGTCGCCGGGAGCCATGATGCGGCAGTAAGTCTTGCCCTTACCCGGCCCATCGTCCTTGACGTAAAACTCAACGTGCAACTGTGCGTCGGCGTTAGAAACATCGCTGTCTAATGGCATTGTCCTTACTCCTGTGGGGATTACAGGTTGTTGACCTGTGTGATGGTACAAATGACCGAGGGGATCGCGGGCCAAACGCTTGTGGCGCTGGCAGCGAGAATTATTGCGTCACTATCGTCTGCGGCCCACATCAACTCAACGTAGTTGGCCGCCTCTAATTGTATGACAAAATTCCACGCGGCGACTTGTCGTGCCGCCGTTCCTTGCAAAGTCACGGTTGTGGTCGTGTTGGGGACGTTGTTGCCGTTTTTACGCAGCCAAATGTAAACGTCTGCCGCGCCACCCGATGCTTTATCTAACTGCGCGGAAAATTGCACGTTATAGACGCCTTGATTTGCCACAACCAGCCGCGAGGTAGGCGAGCCAATAGACACACCATTAGCCGCGTCCGTCGTGTTAAACGTCATCGCATACGCTTCATTGATGGATACGATGGTTTGCGTAGTTGTGTCCGAAAACGCACCGTAATGCAGGATCGGCACCGAGCGACCAAAGCCTTGCAGTTCTTCCCAAAGCGTATTGCTGACGGCAAAAAACATGGCCGAGCAATCAGGGTTAATTGTGCCGAACCCTGCGTTGTTGATGCTGCTGCTGGCGTTATATGGGTAAACGGTAATCGGGTTAGCAGTCGTGTTCTTTACGATGATGGTTTCGCCCATCTCGGTCGGCGGCAACTTAACGCCTGACCCTGCGGCTGCCGTTGTGACGTTGTTATACACATACGTCAGCGTTGTCGCGTCACCGGCTGACGTTCCTGCTGCGGTAACACTTGCTATGCCGTCGCCACAGATGGAGACGGTAGAAAGTTGAGTTACTCCGCTGTTTAGTACGCGAGAAGGGATAGCCATCAGGCTGCTTTCCGCTCGTCGCGCACACGCATGATTTCAGCAATCAGTCCCGGCCCTTTAACGTCTACCGTTATATCGGCCATGACCGAGAACAGTTTTTGAAACTCGTTGGCTTGCTGCGCCATTGCCATGTTGCAGTTGAACTTCTTGCCCTCGGGGCCGCCAACCCAGATGTCCACAGACGGGCCGGTATATTCGCCCGTAAAGCGCTTTAAGCCGTCGGCTCGGTTGCAACTGTCGTAGCCGTACATGATGAAATGACGGAATCCGAGCAAGTAGCCGATGTTGACGGCGCGTAGCCCCGATGTGGTGCCACCGCCCACGGCAACCTTGCCCGGGCCAATGGCTTCCATTTCCGGCCCCGGCGCCCATGAGTGCCACAACAACATTTTCCTACCTTTGAGGTAGTCAAACGTGGAAGGCGGGCAGCGCGAGGCTGGCATATAGATGGTATGGTCGTTTAGCCGCTGAATACCGCTCGTGCGGTCACGCGGGTCAAGGTTGACCCATAAATCAGGTTCAACGCCGTTTTCACACAAGAAATCATGCGCCGCTTTAATCGCCACAATCGGGCGACCGGCTTTACGGTGCGCTTTGATTTCGCCTATGAAATCAGGCATAGACCACCCGCTCGCCACCAACACCATGTTGCCATCGTGTTTGGTGGGAGCGAGGGCCAGTTCTGGCAAACCACGGGCAAGCGCCGAGCGGATATTGGAACAAAGTTCCTCCTCCGTACCCGCCGCCTGCACCGTGATTTCCAGAGGTTGCATCGTTAGAACCCGACAACGCCCGTGGCGATGTGCGGGTAGCCCGCGATGCAGGTGACGGCAGACGCAGAGGCCGCCGAGGTAGTGGCAACAAGGCCCGCCACCAAACCGCCCGTCACGGTCGCGTCGTCAAGGACGCCACCCGTGGCAGTCGTGAACAACGGCACCGACGGCTCGCAAGCCGTAGCAACGTTGACACGCGGCTTACCGCCCAACTGCACCCAGCCGTAATAAGCCGAGGCAATGGACACTTGAGCAAAGCCAATAGCCTTGCTTCCAGCCGAGTTGGTCGTGGTCAGCGGCACAACCGTGTTGTTTACGCTAACCGAAACGGCAGCGTAAGTCGCAACGGTTGAGGCCGCCTGCACATACAGGGCTTGACCGCCATCGCTTAAGTTGACAACGGTGCCAACGGCAAACGAGGGCGAGGCGTCGGTGTATTCAAGCGAAACACCGATCATATTGCTTACAGAAATAGACATTTGTTTGCCCTCTTAATCAATCAACACGCCTTGGAATTGAGCGCCCGAGCAGGTCAAGTTACCCGCCCAGCCGATCAACTTCACAATGGCGTCTTGGTTAACAGCCTGCCGCTCGCCGCCAATCGGCACAAAGTTGCGATCTTTGTGAGGACGGAAGTGCAGGTACTTGGTGTTGAGGAACCACATGTGGTTCGCGTTGCCAGCGCCGCTGTTATACGACGAGGAACCGATACCACCGTCCAGCACAACGTCAGACGCCATGCCAGCGCCGTAGTACTTGAGCGAGGCAAAGCCCGCGCCAGCCATGCCCGAACCGGACTCGGTGATGCGCTGGATGGCTTGCAACGATTGCAAGTAGTAACGGTAGTAGTTGTTGTCAGCAACGATCAGGTCAGGCTTGTCGGTGCCACGAACGAGTTGGACAGCCAAAGCGTCCATGTAACCCTGAATCGTGGTGGACGACACAACGCCCGAGCCGCTGACCGAGGCATCAAACACCTTGGACTGCCAGAAAGACCACACGGCGCGGTTGATGCCGCCGTAGGTGCCGGTAGTCGGGTCATCCGGCACAGCCGCGGCAAGACCCGTGAGGTTCTTACCCGCGTTGCCGGTGCCGTCGCCGTACAGGTCGCCCGAGATGCGGTTAGCAAGTTGGGCTTCCGCGACTTCCATGCGACCGTCAAGCAAGTCAATGATGGCTTCCTTGCCCGAGTTTTGGATCATTTCCAAACCCGAGATGGTCACAGCAGAGGCGTACTGCGTGATGCTGAACTGCGCCGACGAAATCGGGCTGTTCTGGCCAACGTTCAACACTTCGTAACCGCTGTACGAGTTGGTGTTGTTGGTGGTCGGATCGTTGTACATGATTTCTTGCAAAATCACGTTACCGCCCGAAAACGTTTTGACGTTCCCGCGCTCCTTAAGACGACGCAACAAAGCGTTGTTGTTCGTCACGTTGTCAGCGAGTTCACCGCTACGGCTCTGAATAGTCGTGGCAATGATGTCGCTGATGCTTGAGTTGGCAAATGCCATTTGATTACTCCTTCATCAGTTAGTTATAAGCGCGACTCTGTTTCGGAAAATGCTTCCTCTAGAATCGCACGACGGTTTGCCGCTTTTGGAGCCGTGTTAACGCCGGGTGTGGCGCTTCTGACACTCACCGCTGCTGCTCGGGCGGCTTTCGCTGCCCTGTTCTGCTCCTTGGCTTGTCTAGCAGCCACTTCAGCCTGTTGGGCTTTGTTGATCTGCTCAAACAAGTCAGGGTTGAGTCTGATGGCTTTTTCATATGCTTCTTCCAACGTCTCGGCCATGCCACTCTGTAGGAGTTGGATCATGGTCGGGCGGGCTTCCTCAAAATGATCAGCCTTCATACTAAATTGGTTGATTTCACCCAGCAGTTGTTGATTCTGCTGCATCTCTTGCTGTTGCTTCCAACCCATCACCTCACCGCGCACGTTGTTCAACTCGTTTTGGAGTTGCCATACCAGCGGGTCAACTTGGGCTTGCGGCTGTTGCGGCATCTGGCCGTTCGTCGGCAGTTGGATGCCATACGACTGTGCCAGTTGCATGAAAAGTTGCATCTTTTGCTGCGGCGGGGCAGTACGCAGCGTGTAGTCGGCTTGCATTAAGGCTGACACCGCCTTTTCGGGCGTCAATCCCATGCCTTGAATGGTCGGCAGGTACGGTGCGATGGCTTCCTGCATGGTGTCGGCAAACTGCGCTTTGGAAAGCAGCGGTTCCACACCGGCACGCATCTGTTCCTCGCGTTGCCATGCATACTCTTGCATCTTCGGGTCGGCTTTCTGCCAAACCTCGTGATAATCCTTCTTCCACGACGCGGGAGGACGACGCCATACCGGCGGCTCTGCCTCGGGTTGCGCTTCTTCCTGCTCGGGCTGCGCTGCCTTTGACGCAAACCGACCCTGTGCGTCACGCCCGTCAATCGGCTCGCCCTTTTCGGCTGCCTCTAAACCTGCTTCCAGCATTGCACGACGGTCATTTTCGGGCTGTTCGTCCCGTGCTGACTCAAATGCCTGATTGTTCTCGTCCATAACTAGCCTCTCCTGTGGGGATTGGTGAAATTAGCGTGCTGGCGCAGTTCGCGGATAATGCGATCTGCTTGCTCGTTGGTCAGTCGGGTATTGACCATGTGTTTTAAGCGCTCAAGCCGCGTGTCTACGGGCTTTTCGTGCCTAACGTGCTTGCTCGGATCTTCGTTGCCGACCTCAATGCAGTTGTTTGCCTTGAGATGGCGTCGGTGTTCCGAGCGGGAAGTGACCATTTTGCCGTCAATCATGCTTTTGTACGGCACGATGTCGGGCATGACGTAGTGATAACGCCCTTTAGCGTCTTTCTTACGCTCTACAAACTCGCCGTCAATATAAATATAAGTGCGTTTCATTGCTCAAATGAGGGTGTCGGCATGGTTTTGCCCATCTGGGCGATGACCAGTTTGGTTTGGGCGTCAAGGTCAGCGCGGTAACGGTCAGCAGCCTGCTTCTGTTGCAGTTCTGCCGCCTTCAAGCGTGCCTCAAAGTCCATTTTCTGCTGTTCCATCGCCATTTTGGCTTGGTTACGCATCTGCTCCATCTGCATTTCGTGCTGCATTTTGGCTTGCGTAAGCGCAGATTCCATCTGCATCTTGCTCTGTTCCAACTGACCCTTTTGCTGCATCTCGGCTTGCTTGCCTTGCTGCTCGGGGTTCTGTTGTTGCATCGCCGCTTGCTGCAACTGCTGCAACGTAGCGTCAATCTGCCCTTCAATCGGACGCGCAGCCTTAAACGCCTGCATACCAAAGCGCAGCAGTTCCATCATCATCGGAACCATCTGCGGGCTTGCCTGACCAACCGGCAGCGCTTGGGCGAGGAATCCACCGAACGCTTGCAAGAACTGCATACGATCTTGCTTGTTCTGGTTCTCGTCCAGCATCACAAGGCTGTCGGCGGCAATGTCCACGCGGAAGTTGCGTAGCGGCTTGTCCTTAAGCAACTCCAACGCTTGCGGGATCAACTGTTGATCCGCTGGCGTCATCTGGTTGGCGGCAGCGTAGGCAAGAATGGTTTGCGGCTGGTAATGCCTGCACATTACCTGCGCCTTCAAACGGATCAGTTCTGATGCAAAGAGGGCAACGTCCTCCTGCATAGAACGCAGTCTTAATCCGGCGTACTGTCCTTTGATTTGCTGCGCGGTCGCGGTTTCGCTGGCGAACGACGTACCCCGGATGATGTCCGAAATACCCGTGATTTCGTAGATTTGGGACTTGATGTCCTCTCGCGCTCGGTAGCATTGGATGAGGGCGCTTGCGAGGGTGTCCAGAGGTAGCAAATCAATGCTGCCCTTAAGGCCGCCCTTTTCGCTGAAAGCCATCCACTTATCAACTGGAATAAGCGCATTGTTGTCGCCCTCCGTCAGTAGGCGTTGCAGCGCCGGTTGGCTGCTGTCGTACACGCCACGCACGCGCAGCGCCTTCACCAACCCGTCAATGCGGTCGGACAGGATGTCCAACTCCATCGCCTGATCTTGGTACAGCAGGAAATCCGGCACCGGAACCAGCGTGTCGCTTGTCGTCGTCGCGTACAGCGGTTTCGGGCAGGGGAAGAACCCCTCAAGGCCGAGCGGATCATCCCGCACATCAATCATCTGCGGCATACCCTTGCAGAACCAGTACACCTTTTGGGTTTCCTTGTCCCACAGTTCACAAATCTTCGCACGGTTGTAGGTGCGCTTGGCTTCGTTGTAGGCGTTAAGCGGCTCTGGCCCTTGGTCAAGGGGTATCTGGCGTGCCATTTCCTCGCCAAAGCGCTCTGCCAGCGCCTCGCGGTTCATGTATACCCAGCGCCACACGCAAGTGACTTCTTCCCATGTGCGGGCTTGCGAGTGTCCAAAGTCGCGCCAATGGATGTAATCCACCGGGGCGCACTCGTATTCAATTTGTTCAAGGCTTGGCGGCGCACCTTCGCCCTGCTCAATGGCAGAGGTGGTGGATACGCCATCGTCCTCAATGCCAATGGGGGCAACGTGCGGCTCGTACCGTACCCATGCCGTACCGCGACCGCCGAGGAACCGATCCTCAACGTCGTATTTCATGGTTGAGCGGAAGTCCGGGTAATGCTCAATTTCAAAGTCAATGGCGCGTTCTAGCAACTGCGAGGCTACGCGGCCCACGGGGTCGTTATCGCCAAAGCGGCGGCTGATGTCAGCCTTTGGCAGTTTGGCGTAAACGGTAGGGGTCAGCGTCTGTACGTTTGACCACAGAATGTTAAAACGGGCGGCTTCGTTACCGCCCTGCCCACGACTGTCATCCCGATACCGCTTAACGATCTTCTTGGTACGCGCCTGCCACTTGGCAAACTCGTTGTCATACTGACCGATAATTCGGAGGTACTTTTCCAGTTCCGGTTGCAGTATGCCGTCCATGATTAGGCCGTGAAGAATCCGACAGCCATAACGGTAAGCCCTGCGCCGGTCGTGATCTTCCACGGGCCGGTGGCCGCAGCGGCGTTGATCTCAATGCTGTAGACACCAACCGGGGTATTTGCAGCCATCGTCAGGACAGTTGTGCTGCCGTCAATGACACTCAAGGTGCTGGTTCCGGTCGTCGTGACCGTCACCACAATGCGGTGCAGATAGTCACCTACGGCACCTGTGCCACCGAGTACCTGTGCGGTCTGCGAGGCGGCAACTGTTTCATAAGGGTAACGATTCGGGCTGACAATGCTCATATCCTTGCTCTCCTTGTCGTCGTGCGGTCGTGAACCGCCCACATATCGTTTAGCGTGACTGTGTTCTCTGGCCCCACCATCAGCGGCTTGACCTCTGGCGCTGGGGGCTTGTCAGCGACTTCAGACCATGATACCGCAACCATACGGAAAGCGTCACTAGGGTGTGATGTCCAATCGTGCCGCGGTGACTGACGATAGGCTTTCTTGTCCTCGTCGTACTCACGTTGGTACTGGCGCAGCGCCTCTATGCCATCGCTGCATTTGCTGGCGTCAAACCAAACACGCGGCAACATCATGCGTACCGCTTGAATACCTGACTGCACACCGATGTCAGGGACAACGGCAAGTTTGGCGATATCTAGTTGCGCCGCCAGTTGCTCAATGATGCTTTTGCCCGTCTGTAGGCTCTTGGCTCTCGCGTCATGCGGCAAGTAGTGCTTGGCGTAGCGGTAGGGCTTGTTTGTCACTACCTCGGCAATGCTGTGGATGTTCTCGCCCGACACGGCGTAGAAGTCTATGACGCGCAGTTCCCCACGGGCGACCTGATAGAACCAAATGGCGGTGTCGTCGCGGTAGCCCAAGTCCCATGCGGTGTACGTCGGCAGGTTGGGGTCGTACGGTACGTTGGTGATGCGGCCCTGATCGGCAGCCTCGCGCATCTCCTTGCCGTAAAAAGCGCCGAGAATCGCAGCCTCAAAACTGCACTCGTACTCCTGTAGATACTGATCCTCGGCCAACTGCGCTTTGGCGGCTGCTAGTTCAGTCGCCGGTAATAACCCGCTGCTGGAGGCAGGCAAGCGCAACAGGAACCATTCTTGCGGCAGTCGTTGTGCGGTGTCGTAGATTTCCCAGAACTGGTTTTTGCCCTTCGGTGTACCGCCAAAGACGCACCAACCCTGCTTGTCCGAGAGGGACGCTCTCAATACGTTACCGAATACGCTCGGTTTAAAGTCACCGTATTCATCAAGGTACAGCCCCGAGAATCCAAGGCCGCGCATGGCGTCAGCGTTGTCAGCACCGAACAAGCGAATCTGACTACCGTTGATTAGCGTGATGGTCAGTTCTTGTTCGTTGATGTTTTGGATGATTGGGTGTGCGCCGTCCTTAAAGTACTGCCATGCCACAGCCTTTGCCTGACTGCGATAGGGGGCGACGTAGCCGAATAGTCCGTACGGCTGCTGATACATCGCGGCAGCGCGGATCATGTCGTTGACGGCGGCGACGGTTTTACCTGCGCGGCGGTGTGCGACAAGGCAAGCCCAACGTTTAGTGCGCTCATGGAACGGCATGAACGCCTTGCGTGGGCGGTAAGGTAGGATTATTCGGGAGCCATCCATCCGATCTGTACCTTGACCGGGCCGTTGTCTTTACCTGTGATCTCTTGGCGGGCGAGTTTGGGAACGTGGTATTCCAGCAACGTGCTAAAGCACTCAAAGGCAGCCTGTGGCCCCTTCTCTGCTGCGATCTCGTCTAGCCACCCTTGGAGTCTGTCTGCGTTGCCGTCCACAAACGCTGCAATGGCCTCTCTGGCCGCCTGCGTGGACTTATTGGGCAAACCTTTAGGCCTACCCGGCCCGCCTTTTTGGCCCTTTTTAAAAGCACCTGCGTTCATCGTCGTAATGCCTTGGCTAGTTTGACTCGCATGGGTTCAAACACAGTCGCAACCTTTGCCTCTGGGCTGTAATAACCGCCATACCCGTATGCCTTCATCAATCTTTCAAAGTCGCTTGCACGGCTAAAATCATCAATAGCCCCGGGGTTCATTTGAGCAAGCGGTGATGTCGTATTTACCACATCAGCCAGTACACCTAACTTTGCCGGGTCGCGCCTCATGTTGTACAAGTTCTCGCCGCGAGCGGTGTAAACGTTTGACCCTAACCCCGCTTCTGGGCGAACAGAGCCGGGTGCGCCGGTATAGAAATATGTTCGGTCTCGCACATCTGGCGCATCGCGTAACCGAGCCGCTTCTTGACCTTTTATACCTGTTCCATAGCGGGTTGGGTCGGTTTGGGTTAAAGACGCACTTTGACTGTAGTGCGTTAAAGGCAAACTAGTAGCCGTTCCCGGGTCAGGAACAATCAAGCCTTCAAAACCTGTAATCGGCGATCCCATGTAATCAATCTGGATCATCTCGGCAGGCAACAAGACGGATTTCTGCGGGGCGTATTGGAAATCGTTAAACAGTTTTTGGCGCACTTGGCGCAATTGCTTGATTGTGTCGGCGTCATAGCCGTACTGCATGGCTTCCGCAATGTCGCGTTCTGCGTTCAATATTTCGGATTTTAACTCGGCGTTGAGTGGCGAGTAATTTACCAGGCTATTTTGCCCTCTTGTTTCGCTAGACATGGCTATGCGAGCCAAAGGGCCAAACATTTGGCTATGCGCCGCCCATGCGGTTTCTTCACCAACAGGGCCAAATTGGTTGCGATGTACGGCGTGGCCGAAATAATCGTGAACCGCACGGAACATTTCGTTGTACGAAAGCCCGGTGTCAGGATCAGTTGATCCAAGGAAATCGTGTGGATCGCCGCCGCGGTACACAAACATATGCCCGCGTTTGTCTATATCTTCAAACAGTTCCTTGCTGCTTTTGTACGATCCTTCGCCGCCGCGGTAATAAGACATGGAAATTGGCAGCGCATCAAATTGCGATTTAACTTCTTTTGCGAGTTGAACATATGATTTTTCTAGCAAATCGTCATAACTTTTAACTTTTGCTTTTTGCAAAACTTCAGGCATTACCCGCTCGTAAGATTTAAGCGTTGCGGCTTTGTATTGCGGGCTTTCGCGTGTAGCCTCTAAAAAAACACGCCCAATTGGCGCTTGCTTTTGCAAACTGCTTGGCGGATTTTTCGGCAGTTTATACGGCGTGCCGAATTGTTCTTGTGTGTACTGACTGGCAACTTGTGCGGGCGTTAAACGTCGTCCTGAAACCGGCGATGGCGCATCAGGTTTCGCCAACGCCACGCCTGTTCTTCCTCCGACAGTTCCACCCGCGGGCGACCGTTGCGGAGTTTTTCCAACTTGGCTGACAGTTGGCGGTACTCGTTGATTGTTGCCTGCACCCGCTTCTGCCTTTCGGATTCGGAGAAATGGCCCTTCTTCTCGTCTTTCATAAATTACCTTTGGAGTTTTTCGGGACGCGCCCATACCCGCAACAACGCCCTCTACAGGAGCAATTGCCGACCCACCGATGGAACCACCCATGATGTTTGCGGCAACATTCATTGCTTCTGTTGGGTCAACTTGGCCGCCGCGAGCAGCGTAACCGGGAGCAACAACGGCTTTCGCCGCGTCGTATAAAAATTGCGGCGCCACTAGTCCCGTTTCTTTACTATAAAAAGGCAAAACGCTACTGCGCTGAACGTTTGATTGCAATCCAGTTAATCGCTCTACTTCGCTTTCTAGTGACGGCGCACTATCGCTCATTGCTATTTGCTGACGGCGGTATTCAGCCAGCGCTTTTTCCATGCGCTCGCGGTCAGTCATTTGATATTTGAGCGCCGCGGCTAAACGTTGACGGTCAGCGGCCATTACTTGTTCCTGCTGCTGATGGCTTTAGCCTTGGCTCGGGCGTCCTCCTTGCTTGAGGCTCCCCATGCCTTAAGTGCGAGGGCGAGGCGTGTGGGCTTGCCGTCCTTTGCCATTGGCCCCGGCATATTGCCCATCCTTGCGAGGAAAGAGGCTCGGCGTGGATTGTCGCCCTTCTTGACCGGGGGCTTCAGCGTCCCGCCTGTCTCGGCCTTATACGAGGCACGACCCTTGGCGTTAAGCCCGCCCTTGGGGTTCTTGCCCTCGCTGCGTGTCCACGCGGCTGTCATTTGTTTTCTTTCTTGGCCGTCTTGGCGCTTTCGCGGAACGCTTTAGCAGTCGGTGCGCCGGGTTCGCCCGGTTTACGCATACGCTCGCCCGAACCGGCCTTGATGCGTTCCTGCTTTGCCAAAATGTTGGCGTACAGCCCTGCCTTTCTCATTTGAAACGCTCCAGTTTGTAGACCAATGCGCTGATCTCGCCCACGATTTCGTCAATGACGTTCTGCAAGTCGGTGTCTTTCGGCAGGTCGCCTCGGATGCCCTTCACAAACGTCAACAGGCTGTTGGCGTATGCAGCAGCGTCTTTCTGTACCTTAAAACCCTCGGGGTAGTCAGCAAGAGGGATGATGCCGTAATGCCCTTGATACGCTTCGGCGTACTTGTCGGCCAAGTTTACGATGTTCTCGTAGTAGTGACCGAGTGCCTTGTGCGCGGCGTAACTGGCCGTCTGCAAATGCAGAAAATGCGTAGCGGTGCTGCTGTGTAGCAATACGCCAACAAACTCGGCGGCGTCTTTGTGGCTCATTGCGGCGTTAGCCTCAAGGTGGGCAGGATTATTGCAGTCGTAGCATCCCCTAGCGCATACCGCTCTGTCAACTGCCTTTCTGGCGGGTAAACGAGGATGCGTTTGGACAAGTCAAACTGCATGGCGTTCCACACGCCCTTTTCCACACCCTCAAAGTCATCTAGCGTGATGATCGTGTTTGGCGTGCAGAGTCGTGCAAGGTGCGCCTTGTCGTCGGGTTGTAAACGTCCGTCTAGGTGAAGCAGGTCAATCGGTGCGTCAAGTTTTGTGAACATTTCCGTAGAACTCCCGTGATATTGGGTAATAGAGGTAGCCAACGGGAGTTTGAAATCGTGGGTCATGTCGCAGGTATGCGTTTTCGCACCTAAACGCGACAACACGAACGTGGATTTGCCGATATATGTCCCGATCTCGGCCACGGTCTGCGGTCGGAAATAGCGCACAACCGCCCACAATGCGATTAGGGAGGCGTCATTAGTCGTACCAGTACGTCGGGCAGGGTCTAGTTTTTCCAAGTCCTGCAGAACGTGCCACGGCAGGTCAGGTAAGCCGTCAAAAAGAGTGTCCCAAATAGCGCGGGATAGTCGTTTTCGGTTTAAGTTCAGCATATAGTTTCCCTATGTTTGTTTTCTTTCATGTTGGCGACGACATCGCCATGCCAACCGCAATGGTGTTCTCCATTCGCGCCCACAACCCGGATGCGACCATTATTCAGGTCACAGACGACAAGACGCCAGCCGTACCCGGTGTCTCGCGGGTATTTGTGACGCAGGGCAATCGGCAGTTCTTGATGCAATGGCGCACTAATGCCTTTGCGGAACTTGGGTTGACCGAGCCTGCTATGTACATGGATACCGACATGATCGTGCGGCATCCGATTAGCCCTAGCGCGTTGCTTAAAGGCTGGGGGCCGGTAGCGATGACGCGCCGTGAATTTAACCGTGACGCCATCTTTAACCCGCGTCAGCGCGGTCAGGATTACAGCGAGTACGAGGGTAAGACGCTGGATCAGGTTTACCCCTACGTCGGCTGCTGCACCATTACGTCCGATTGGGGCGTGTGGGCTGACCTTGCCGAGATGTACAACGTCCTGCCGGATAAGTTTTGCGTGTGGTACGGCGATCAAGAGGTTTTGCGGGAATACAGTAAGCGCGTCAAGGTGCAGGACTTGCCCGAATCGCACTATGCCTGTTTGCCCGAGTATCTGAAGCAATATCCTGATCCGGCTATCGTGCATTACAAGGGCGTCCGAAAGGCACTCATGCCTACCGTAACTGCTCCGGCTTGATGGCAGCGAGATACCGTTCCATCAATTCGCGCACCGTGGCTTCGGGGTCACGCGCAACGTAAAACTCCCCGCGTGGCTCAAATATCGCTTGGAACCTTTCTTGGCTCGGGCGTAGTTTTCCTTTTTCTACCTTGATTTCTACCCAGCACACCCACGGTGTTCCGTCGGGCAGATTCCGCACGACGAGACGATCTGGAACGCCGCCGTTTGAGGCGTAATCGTGGACGGTGAACCCGGCTAGGGACAGCGCCCGGCCAATAAGGCCATCGTTCGCATCCCGTCTCGCCTTGTATCTCATTGCGTGCCTCGTTGACGCAGCGCCCTAGCCAAATAATCCACCACGTTCTATTCCCCCGCTTTAACTCTTGCACGCAGTTTCTCCACAGCCTTTTCACCCCACAACTGGCGTACCAGCCCGATTGTGTCCCGATCCGATAGCACGGCAGCAGCGCCAGCCTCTCGGATTAGTTCCGCGACCCTATCACGGTTAACGTCAACGCCTCTGGCTAACTGTGCGTCGTAGAACTTTAAGCGGTTTAGCGGGGATTCCCGTATTGCGGAATTCCACATGGCCTGATTGGAGTGGAACTGATGTTCTAGGTTATGACTGGGTTTAGGCTTTTCCGTTTGTACTGATTTACTCGGAAAGTAAGTGAATTCATCACCCATATATAACCTCTCTATGGTTTAGACCTGATGACTGATGGTGAACTCTGCACGGTTGAGACGGAGTACGCCTAACGTGGATCGTGCAGAGATTAGATGACTGACGGAGCCACCCTGCTGTCGGCTACTTTTCACCAGATTGCTCCGGTTGCCATTTGCGCTTCCCGACGATACGCCGCGCACCTAGAGGCTGGCTGCCCCGATCTAGGTTTAAGGTGGCTCTGTGCGTTGTTTCCCCGACCAGAGTACCCGAGTAGTTGGGCGTGGTGGGGTGGTTGACACGACTAGAACAGTCGTTCAGACTTCCATCACGCTTTAACCGCAATTCAAGCGTAAGGCAGCCCCCCTGCCGCGTCAAGCCCCCGCCAACCGGGGGTTTTTCGTTTCTGGCCTCATCTACGGCCTGACAGACGATCTTGATAACCGCTGCCCTTTCCCTTGCCCTACGCCGTGAAGCCCTTGCAGACGCACGGCGCTCGCTTATACGCAACCAATAGTAGGCACGGTGGTAAGCGGTGCGGTTCATAACGCCTCTACCGCAGCAATACGCTCACCGATCCAACGCATGACAGGTACAGCCATGCTGTTACCCATTGCCTTGTAACGTGGGCCGTCAGGTGCCTCTGCTTTGTTACGCCAAGGGATGTTGGTGTAATTGTCTGGGAAGCCTTGCAGGCGCTCGCACTCAACGGGCGTGAGGCGGCGGACTTGCATTGCTTGGATTGCTACGCCTTCTACCGGCGTCCCGTTGCTACGGAATCCGCTGCCAGCGTTTGCTCGTAATGTGCCTGCCGTTTCTGCTGATGCTGTTGGTTGCGCCACCCCATGCCGATCCGTTTTGGTTAAGCACGGCGATACATCGTGCATTGGCTCAACGGCATTGCCGCCATTTTCTGGCTGTCTGCCGATCCAATTACCGGGGATGCCGTAAGTAGGTTGAACAATGGTGGCGTGTGCGGCGTTATCTCGCGCAAGGGTGTGGCACGGATCGCCCGGTTCCCGTGATTGACGGTTTACAGGGGCGGTGATTTGGAAGAAGTCATATGGGACAGGCTGCGCCACAAAGTTGTGATCACGGTTATGACCCGGACCTTTGTGATCTGATGCCATTAAAGTTTCTGCAACGCGCTCCACAATGGCTTTACCTTCATCAACCCATTGGTTGCTTCCCCACTTTGCTCCGTCGTGGGCTTGCAACGTAGGAGCTATGGGAAAGGTTTCTGATGTTGGGTCAAGACGCATTCCAAGGCTTGCTGTAAGGCACTTGGCAGCGTCTTGCCGCGTTTCTCTGCTCGGCGCAAGATGCCCTTGCAAGCTGTGGCGCTCAAATAAAACCGCTGCGGCACGTTGCCAGTTTCCAAGGTGTCCGACAACGAACACACGGCGGCGGCGCTGGGCCACTCCGAAGTATTGAGCGTCAAGAACCCGGTAGGCGAACCCATACCCGAGTTCTGCCAACATTCCAAGGAAGGTTCCAAAATCCCGTCCTCCGTTAGACGACAAGACACCGGGGACGTTCTCCCATACCAGCCACTCGGGGCGATAGCGTTTAGCAATTGCGCCGTAGGTAAGCATGAGGTTGCCACGCGGGTCTGCCAGTCCTTTTCGCAGTCCTGCGACGCTGAAGGATTGGCAAGGGGTTCCTCCCACAAGAAGGTTGATTGGTTCATCAGGCCATGCCTCGTATTGGGTCATGTCCCCATAGTTAGGGACGGTGGGGTAATGGTGTTTAAGTACGGCAGACGGGAAAGGCTCTATTTCGCTATACCAAGCGGCTTGCCATCCCAACGGATGCCACGCCACGGTAGCCGCCTCCACGCCGCTGCAAACGCTTCCGTAGCGCATTAACGGGGTCGGGCAACTTTGCCCGCCTCGTACTGCCAGCGTCTTGCATCAGGAACTTTGCCTGTCTTAACCCATTGCTGCACCGCTGCTCGGGTAACCCCGAAAGCCTTGGCAACAGCATATTGGGAGCCGTATTGCTTAATCAGTTGTTGCGGTTTCATGGGACGGGAGGATAGGGGGGTTGACATGGCCTGTCAAGGTAACTATCCTATGCCTCGTTGATTAACAAACCACAGACAGGAGCAACAGATATGCCTCGCAAAGACACATTCCACGGTTTCGGTACGTTCTACGCCCTCGGCAACAAGTTTGAGGTGCGCGTGGAGTACACGCAGGACACCGATGGCGGCATCATCTTGGAGGCTGCCGACCTAATCGGTATTTTCCTTGATAGCGATAAAGCCGCTTCATCGCTTAACCACGACATCAAGTTAGACATTTGCGATCTTGGCGCAGATGCCATCTTTGAACTTGAGGAAATCGCCACGCAAGATGCCTTGATGAACGGCCCGTATGGGGAGGATTACTAATGAGCCGCTGGTTACCCCAAGCCATCCTGCTTGTAGTGCTATACGCCACAGCAGCCATCCTTGACCCGTGCGGCGATGGTGGCTGCACCCCAGCAGAGGAGCGAGCCAGCCATGCACGATGACATTTGGAACGACGACGACTCATGGTGGCATCAACAGGATTTGGAGATGCAGCAACGTGAGGAACAGGAACGCATAGAGGCTTGCAATAAGGCGTTAGCCGAACTGAAGGAGCAAGAAGATGCAGAGTGAAACTTTAGGCGCATTGGCCGCCGCGCTGTCCAAGGCACAAGCCGACATTACGGGTGCGCTGAAAGACAGCAGCAACCCGTTCTTTAAGTCCAAGTACGCTGACCTAGCGTCGTGTTGGGACGCCTGCCGCAAGCAGTTAGCCGCTAACGGTTTGTCGGTGATCCAAACCACGCAGATGACCGAGCAAGGTTTGATGCTGGTTACGACGCTGGCCCATGCCTCGGGCGAATGGATTGCAGGGCAAATGCCGGTGCTAACCAAGGACGCTAGTCCGCAGGCTCAAGGCTCTGGTTTGACGTATGCCCGCCGTTACGCATTAGCAGCCATTGTGGGGCTTGCACAGATTGACGACGACGCAGAGGCAGCCCAAGGCCGCAAGCCGCTCACCGTTGATCCTAGGGGCGATCTAGGGCAAGACGTAGACCCCGCCAAACGGGACATTTTCGTAAACCAGTTTCGCGCCGCGTTTGACATGGACGCAGATGAGTACGACATCGCACTAGCGGTGTTGGCCGTCCACGAACTCGTCAACCCTGACCACGACCTGTATATCGCCGTAGCCAATGCCATGACGGCAAAGGAACGGTCTGCCATCAAGAAGTACATCCAAATTACCAAGGAGAAACACCGTGCCTGATTACGACCCGAACATGAAAGGCGTCTTGTTTAAGAACAACAAGGACGGCAACGAGAAACGCCCCGACTACCGTGGCTCGGCAGTCATCAATAACGTGGATTACAACCTGTCGGCTTGGATTAAATCTAGCCAAAAGACAGGCGACAAATACATGAGCATTAAAATTGAACCCAAGGGCGAGGGAAAGTTAGCGCGTACGGGCGAGCCGCAGCACCAACCAACCAAAAAGCCGCAGATAACTGAAACAAATTGGGACGATCTTGACACCCCATTCTGACTTTGAGGCTAGGTTTCGGGCTAGTCGCCCCGCAGAGATTGTGGTGGCGACTTACCTGCTAAACCTAGGGCATACGGTCACGTTGCCGAAGCGTCGTTTAACGCGTGACTTTGCCGACCGTGCGGAATACGCCGACAAGGGCGATATATACGCATCAGGCAAACGGATAGAGGTAAAGCACATCAAGCATGACTTTGGGTATGAAGCGTGGCCGTTTGAGAAAGCCGCTATCTGCGCCAAGAAGTCGTTTGATGCTGCTGACCCCCGCCCTGACTACTATTACATCGTCAACGCCAGCATGACCGTAGCGGCGCTGGTGGACGTTAAGACGACGTTTGCCGATTGGCGTGTGCAAAAAATAGTGGATCGGGAGCGTGGCTATGACTATGACGTTTACGCCGTGACACCGGAGTATCTGGGCTGGCGGTACATAGATTTTGAGGAACGACTATGAAGGTATTTATCGGTTGGGATAGCCGCGAGGACATCGCGTATCAGGTGTGCCGTAAGAGCATCCTAAAACACGCCAGCATCCCGGTAGACGTTCAGCCTATTAAGCAGTCAGAACTTCGGGATCGTGGCCTTTATTGGCGAGAGACTGATCCGCTGTCGTCTACGGAGTTTTCGTTTACCCGCTTCCTGACGCCGTATCTCAACGGATACACCGGCTGGGCGGTATTTGTGGATTGCGATTTTCTTTTCAGGGGGGATATTGCGGGACTGCTGGACTACGCCGACGGGGCAAAAGCGTGCTTTCTTGTAAAGCACAACTACAGGCCGACGGAAACCGTCAAGATGGACAACAAAACGCAGCATCAATATCCACGGAAAAACTGGTCATCGTTTATGTTTATCAACTGCGGCCACGAACAAGTCAAGGCTCTGACGCCCGAGATGGTCAACACACAGACGGGTATGTACCTACACCGTTTTAATTGGCTCACCGATGACGTAATCGGGGAGTTGCCGATAGCGTGGAATTACCTTGAAGGCTGGTATACACGCGACCAATGCCCGAACCCCATAGCCGTACATTTCACCCGCGGTGGCCCGTGGTTTGCCGATTGGACGGATGTGGAATACGGCAAGGAGTGGATGCGTGAAGCGCATATTCCCTAAAGGCACGACGCCCGAGCAGTTAGCCGCGGCGGCTGCGCGTATGGTGCAGGGGTTATCTCCCGACCGTGCGTGGTGCATAGAGGTGTTGGAATGGCGCAAGCCGCGCACCGATCAACAGAACCGCTTTTTGTGGGGCGTGGCATACCCAGCGATTCTAGAGGGCGGCGGTGAGGCGTTGGCAGGATGGACACGCGACGACCTGCACGAATACTTTCTTGGGGAGTGCTTTGGTTGGGAAACGCTAGAAGGGTTTGGACGCAAACGTATGCGCCCGCTCAAACGATCTAGCAAATTAACCAAACAAGAATTCAGCGAGTATTTGATGTTTTTAGAGATTCGCTGTGAATACATGGGCATTGTGATACCGGAGCCTGTATATGGTTGAACCAGACACAGCCTACTTGTTAGGGCTAATCATGGGCATGGCATTTATGCTGTTGGTGCTGCGGTGAGCCTGCGCAAAGAGGCAAAGGGACGCGGCTGTACCGTACGCATACCCGGCGTATGCAATTTCAACAGCGAAACCGTCGTGTTAGCGCATATCCGTTTAGCGGGCATTAGCGGCATGGGCATGAAATCACCCGATCTGCTTGGAGCGTGGGCGTGTAACGCTTGCCACGACGAAATAGACGGCAGAACACATAAAAGCGGGCTGTCACGCGACGAACTACGCCTAGCCCATTACGACGGCATGGCGAGAACTATTGTGCAATTAGAAAAAGAGGGGCTGGTATGAGTTTTTGGGTAGATACGCCGTACACAACCGCTTACGTTCGTAATGAGTTTTTACACGACCAGCAGAAAGGTCACGGCGAATTCACCGAATGTACCGTTTTTGGCTTTCGCGCCGAACCTATGCGCGTACCTATGTTTCAGATTATGACGGCGCAAGGGGCGCAATGGGCGCGTATCCCTATCCATGCCCTATGCAGCAAGCCATGTGACCCTATAAGCCTTCAGATTGCGTGCTGGTGGGATTCCTTTAGCCGGTTCTGCGAGGTGCGCGAGGTGCAGTTTTTGCGTAATCACCGCGTGCAGGGAATTGGACGCGACGGCGTGAAACGACCGGGCGTGTATCTTTTTACCGTATTCTGGGCTAATGGTGGCTGGGCAGAGGTGAGCGATCAGAGCAAAGACCATCACATTATCGCGTTAGACGGCGGGCAATGGATTGCGTACCCCAACAACAGGCTGTTGTGGGTAGACCCGTCATGGATTGGCGGGGATGTTCCGAGGGATTGGAAATCTCCGTCAGTCTCCTACAGCGTGGAGGCACTACCGTGAGATGGATCATTGACCTATGGCGACGATTGCAGACTAACCGTGACCGCGAATGGCGTTCTGTGCCAGCCCCTAACTGGCGCTGTGCGCGTGGAGGGCGAGATATATGGTGAAAGACGACGTTAGCCCGCCGGGTGCGTGGAAGGAAGAAATGGAACGCGCACCGTGGGCGTTTGGGCAGCGCCAAGGGGATCGGGTAGCCAATGCGTTTGTGGCGATGCGCCGAGCCGGGTTAGCCGATGATGCGATGGTGCTAGAGATGGAGATAAAGACGCTACGCGCCGAGTTAGAATACTTACGCCGCTGAAGGGTCGTCTAACGGTAGGACAACGGACTTTGACTCCGTGAATGTTGGTTCAATCCCAGCCCCTTCAGCCAATCAACGCGACTTCGGCTTTGCGACGACGTACTAACCCCGGCAGAACTTTCCCCCCGCCTCGCGTCCACCGCATCAACTGCACTTTGACCGCCTCCCAATCTTGTTGGTTTACTTTACGGCGCAGCGTAGAGGCACGGTATCGCGCCACGCCTAGGTTGTAGGCAAAGTCAATTATCGCCGCTAATGTCCTAGGATTGCTTATAAGCCGCGGTGATGCGCGTAGTACGCCAGCGGCGTAGTTGGTTCGCAGTTCCGATAACAGCCATTCTTCAGCCTGTGCTTTGCTGATCGGCGCGTCGTCCATCGTGACCCGCGTACCGTCAGGCTTCCAAACCGTGCCGTAACCTATCGTGGGGTATCCGGCAGGGCAAATATACGGCTTACTGCGGAACCCCTCAAAATGCCTGCATAGTTCGGCGGCAATGCCGATAGCCTCATCTAGTGCGCTCATAGACTCTGCCGACAAACCAGAACGACAGGATCATGTTAAGCACGGCCATGTCATCAGCGCCCCACATCGTTGTTAGAACGGCTTTCCAGTCGCCGTTTTGTTCAAGCGCAATAAGAAACGCAGCAATTTTGACGGCAGCGTAAGCGATGACAAACAAGTAAGTGACAAATGGTCTAACAAGAGCCGATATAGCCGCCACCACTTTGCCAGCGGCTTTTGCGGTAACGCTCTGCTCTTTGAACGCCTCGCCCATTGCCTCCACTTCAGCCATTGTCATTTGGGCTTCAGTTTGGCGCATAGCGATTTCGCCCTTGACTTGGGCAAACCGCATCTCGGCGTCTAGCATGGCTAGTTCGTGTTTACGCTCGTTCTTTTGGTCAAGGAACTTGAGCGCCTCGGGAGCCAATCGCAGCAACCCGCCAAACACACCGCCGAGTAGGGTTTCTATCACTTTTGCACAGCCTCAAGGAGTAGCAACGCCATGCTGCCAAGCGCACCCAGCAGAATCAAAATGATTGCGCCGCCTACCTTCAACATAAGTTGCTCAAGGCGTTTAAGTCGGGCGTGGATAGCCTCATAACGTACTGCACAAACGTCAATGTGGCTTGTCACGGTGACCTCTAGTTCTTGGATCGTGGTCATTGCTGTACTTCATCCGGCTTGGGGATTAACGGTTCTACTTGCGCCTTTAGTTTGAGCCACAACGGGTGTGCGCCCTGCGCGGTAGGCAGGCTGCCAAGGAGGTTGACGATACCTACCGCCTCCTCCAGCGTTACCTTTAGGTCAATCTCGTTCACGGCGTCACCCACGGGAGCGGCGGTGAAACGATGGGCGGGTTGATTTGGTTAGCAATCTGCTGCTCTACCGCAGCCTCGGTTGCCGCCTTATCCACGCCATTCGCCCAGACCCAACCGAGGACTTGATCCTGCGTCAGTTGGTCATACGGCGTGAAAGTCTCGCCCTGCACCACGGCAAACGAGCAGGTGCTATAGACGCTGCCGCTGTAGTCGCCGTCTACGCCGTTGCACTGCCAATGGCAACAGATGACGTAATCCGCGCCTTCGGCTGTTTGCGGGAGACAATCCATCTGGGACACCGACCAATTAATTACGGTAGCCATTATTAAACTCCTTTAAGTGCCGCAACTTCGGCTTCAAGTTTCTCAATACGCGCCATTGCTTCTTGCAGGGCGACGGCGGCTTTCATCAGTAGCACGGAAGTCTTGACCGACTTCGTGGTAGTGCCAAGATCGTTGCCCTCTGCATCGCGATCGGTGTGTTCGTCAACCAATCCCGGCGAAACCTGTTCCACTTCCTGTGCGACAACACCCAACTGCGTCAAGCCAGCCGGATCGTCCTTCATCTTGAACTTACGGAAGCGCAAGCCCTTGATGTCAGCCCATTGCGAACCAGCGTCCACAATGTCGGTTTTCATCTTGGCGTCAGAGATGGTTCCGTAAGTGCCGTTGGTGTTGGTAACATCGCCAGAATCCGCGATGCGTAATTTGTATGCACTAGCCGCGAAGTTGTAATACCCAAAAGCGTAAAATGAATTGTTTGTAGTGTTTCTATCTGCCGCAACAAGTAACGAGTTTCCACTATAACTTGCGTTAGTGGTTCGCAAAATCATACCTTCTTCAGTTTGCGAACTTTGTCTAAATTCGTGATATGAACCGGCGCTGTTTGTGTACGTTCCATCATTACTAAACTTACCATAGCCCCCGCTCGTGATGCGGGCGCGTTCGCCAAGTCCGCTAGTCCCGCGTGTAGAGAACGACAATGCTGCATAATCGTTTGTGTGATCTGTGTATTGCGCGCCAAATGCAGCGGCAGCAGCACCGCCATCTGAATCTGTCCAAAAAATCTGCGCCCAGTTGTTGTTGGTTGTGTTTGTATTTGTTAAGTACGCAACAGCGGCACCAGCGTTAAACTGCGAAGTTTCAGCATCGGCAAAAGACACTTGGAGCGGGCCGTCTGGCGAACTAGTCCCGATGCCGAGGTTGCCGTTTGAATCAATACGCGCACGCTCTACGCCTTCTGTGCCAAAAATCAAATTTGTGGCTGTGCCTGCCGCACGGGTAGTGTCAAGAATTCCATCCGTTCCAGACATCCGCAAACGAATCTGCTGCTGATTAGTCGTATCAGCGTTTCTGACAATGACAGAGCCGTTTGCGTTATCAACAAAAATGTTTCCGCTAGAAACCGAAAGTTTTGCACTAGGCGAACTCGTCCCGATGCCGACGTTGCCGCCCTCATCAAGCATAAAGCCAAGCGTATCGGTGGTACTGCTTGCTGCGCGGTAATAGAAAGCGTGACCCGCGCCAACTCCCGCAGCATCGTCTTGGATGGAGAAGTACTGAACAGTTCTATCGGTAGAGCCTACAGAATCAATGCTGACGCCAAGCGATCCTGCACCACCTGCGCGACGTACTTGCAGTGGATACGACGGCGAACTCGTCCCGATGCCCAACCCCGTGGAGGTGAGGCGCATGCCTTCGGTTGTTCCGGGGCCGCCTAAATAAAACGCGATGGGAGCGCCAGCAGAAGAAAGCCCAACCGGATTTGTTCCGGTTGAACGAAGATAGATGCCGACTTCATTCGCAGCGTCTGCCGGATCGGTCATCGTGATGGTTGAATACGGAGAAGTTGAATAGCGCTTTACATTAAGCGTTCCGTAATATCCGCCAACGCCAATGTCCAAATTAACACTGTCAAATACCAACGCACTCCCACTCGTCGCCACCTTGCTGCCGTTCAGATACAGCACGCCGTTGGCGGTGCCGCCGTTAAGTGTGAGGTTGCCCGAGAGCGTGGCCGTACCTGCGTTGACCGAGGCGATGGACGCGCCCGTAACCGTCAGCCCCGTAATGACCGCCGTGCCGACGTTAGCCGACGCTACGCTGGCACCTGTTGCAGTCAGGTTTGTTACCGTGCCTGTGGTGATTAGCGCCACACCGACGTTGGCAGAGGCTACCGAGGCACTTGTGGCCGTCAGGTTGTTGATAACCGCCACGCCCGCGTTGATGGAGGCGATAGAGGCAGCCGTAAACTGAAGGTTGCCGATGTTGGCCGAGGCAATAGATGCGCCCGAGGCGTTTAGCGTCGTAACCGTGGCAGTCGTTAGCAACGCAACGCCTGCGTTCATGCTGGCAACCGAGGCAGCCGTAGCCGTGAGGTTGGCAACCGATCCGGTCGTGATGGCTGCAACTGCCGCGTTCATGGAGGCGGCAGAAACCGTTGTAACGTTGACCTTGCCCGTGGCGTCGTCAATCGTCATGGACGCCGTGCCGTCTTTAGCCTTGATGTTCGTGACTTCAAGGTTGGTCAGGTCAAGAGTCGTCGTATTGACCGTGGTAATGGTCGCCGTCGTAAAGACCGCCGAGGCAGCCGAGACGGTCGTAAAGTTACCCACAGCGGGTGACGATCCACCGATAGTGGTGGCGTCAATCGTGCCGCCGTTGATGTCGGCGGTGGTTGCTACAACGCTGTTCAGCGTGACCACGCCTGTAGAGTCGGCAATAGAGCCTGCGGCAGTACCGTCCTTGGCTTTGAGGTTGGTTACTTCAAGGTTGGTTGCGTCTACGGTCGTTGCGTTGACGGTTGTGATGTTGCCGGTCGTTGCGCCAACGGTCGTAAACGTACCCGCAGCAGCCGTGCCGCCGCCAATGGTCGTGCCGTCAATGGTTCCACCGTTGATGTCGGCAGTCGTAATCGTGCCGATGTCAGCCCACGTTCCCGTGACCGAGACGTTGTTGGTCAGCGTCCAACCGCTTGCTTGAAAGTTAACCGTATCTGCAGCCGCGTTGCCGACTTGCAGGTTGCCGTTAAGGGTCGTTGCACCGGCTACTGTCAGCGTGCCAGAGACGTTGAGGTTAGTGAAACTGTTGACCGGGCTAATTAGTTGGAAGCGCGTGCCGTCATACACAACAGCAACCATTTCGCCCGAAACAATGTCACCGGCCACAAGGGCGGTCGTGCCATCGCGGGTGACGTTTTTAGCGCCGAGGGTGTCAATGTTGAGCGTGACTGCCCCCGTGTTCGTAGCCGGGGCGACAAAGTAGTACACAGCGCCCGTGACGTAGGCGACCAATGCAGGCGTCAGCGTACCCGTCAGCGTATCCGTACCCGTTACCGTAACAAGAGCAGCGCCGTTGCTTTGAATCTGCGCGACCGTAGCCGCGTCCGAGGCAGCCGTGCCGGTAGCAAGGTTGGTGATCTTGAACCCGCCCATTGGGATGTTGGCGGTCGGCGTCGTCTGCCCATCTTTGGTGATACAGGTAGACAAGCCGTTAGCAAGGTCAGACGTTAGCGCATTGAACGTCGTGGCCGAAATGACGGTGTTAGCGACGACGGGTTGACCCGCCGAGTTGATGACGAACGTGCCGGAACCGTTAAAAGACATCTGTGCTTACTCCTGTGCTGTGATTGCGCCAACGCGGCCAGTTGATTGCCTGCCAAGCGCCTGCGCTAATCGTCGTCGCTCCATATATTTACGCATGTCGCGCAATTCATCCATTGCGGGTTCACCGCGCTGCAACAACATTCTTGCTAATTGGTTACGCGATGCCTCTGGCATACGCAACC